TTTTAATTATTTTTTTGTATAACTTGGTTTTTTCCTTTTTTTGGTGTTCGGGAAGTTGGCTTAAGAAGATCACTTTCATGTTCGACTTTTATTTGTTCAATATAATCACTAAAACTATCTTCGGTCATAATACCTGCTTCTCTTAATGCTGCACCAATGCTTACTTCAATTTGAAGACCTAAATCATCCCAATAATCTAGTACATTTTCTTTTCCTATATCATCTAAAAATTTGTTTTTATTAACGTTTTGTTCTATTCTTTTAATTTGTCTATCTACACTTTTACGAATAAATGCTGAAATTTCTCGATCTATTTGTCTCACTATTCTTTTTTTACTTGCATTTAATTCTATTGGGTTTTTTTCATCGGGTATATATTTTCGTCTTTCTTTAAATGTAGTGTATAAAGGATGATTTTCTTCAGTTTTTCCTTTTTCTATTTCTTTAAGAATCCAATCTTTTACTTGTTCAGCTTTTTTATTTAATTTATCTTTATAAGCAGGTTGTAAACCAGCAGATACTGCCTTTTTCATACCCATTTTGGCTAAATTCCATAAACCTGATCCAATTTTTCCAAGAATACCTTCATATAATACAGGATCTTTTTTAAATTCTTCAAGAGTAATACCATTTTGCTCTAATAATTCTCTAAATTGTAAATACTCAGTATATTTCATAATTTTATTGTCTTTATTTTTTATATATATTCTATTAGAAAAAGTTTGAATATATAAAATAAAATAGTAAAAATTATGAAACACGTACGCGAATCTTTAAGAGAATTTTATGATTATAAATTCTTTAGCTTATTCGAAGAAGAAGAAGCTGGTACAGATAAAGAAACTCTTAAGTCAAAGGAACAGGATGCGTTAAAAATTATAGATAAAGTAACCAAAGATTTTGAAGATTTCAAAAAAGATTCTGGTGGTGAAATTCTTAGATTTAAAGAATTCTGGGAAGAAAACCAACAAAACAAAAAACAATTCACTGAACCTGGAGATGTATATAAACTATTTGGTAGTGATTATGTTGTAGGAGTTCTTGAACTTCCTGTTAAAACTTTAACTGATGGCAGCATTGAAGGTGGTTTAGGTGCAACAGATGAACCCGAAGAAGAAATTATCGAAGGTAAAGAAGTTGGGCAAAAAACAGAATTCTTTGAAGAACAAATGGTGCCCAATCCAGTTAGTGGCTCTCCTACAGTACCTACAGTAACTAATGAAGCAGAAACAAAAACACCAACAGAAGCTTCAGTTGAAGAACCGAAAGGACAAGATAATTCAGATTTGCATTTTGATGATAATACAGGTTCACCCGCCGAAGTTCCTAGTGAAGAAGCTCCTCAAGAAGAAGCGCCTATGGAAGAACCAACGCCAGTAGAAGAACAAACTAGAGATCTTACAGCTCCACAACAATATCTTGTAGTTTATGATTTAGCAAGTGGTGAAAAGGAAGAAATCTTCAGATGTGGATCTAATAATGCTGTTAAAGCATTTACTGCATTTTATAATGATATATTCAAAGGCTCTATGAAATCTGCTATTGCTAATTATAAAAAGCAAAAAGAAGAAGAAAAAATTGAAGTAGAAAAAGCGGAAAAAGCTAAAAAAGAAACTGAAAAACAAAATAAAGTTAAAAAATTCTTAGGAGAATCTTAAAATAAATAAATAAAAAAATTATCAAGGGAACTTAGGTTCCCTTTGTTTTTTTTTAACAAAACTTTAACGTGTTTTATATGTATAATACAAAAGATTTATTTATTCATTTATATTAAAAATATGGAACAACTCTTTCAAGAAGAAATCTCTTCTATGAATAAATTTCGTTATTCTCTTATCAAAAAGATAAATGAAGCAGAAGAGAACATAGTAGGACATAGGCCTAATACTGATGCAATTAGTAAAAAAGTTGATGAATTAGGTGATGAGATTTATACTTACATTAAATCTTACCATGAATCTTTACCTGTTGATTTTGTAATGGAACAATTAGCTAATTTAGGTCATTGTATATGTTTATTATACGATGATAATGGTCATTGGGTCTTTAGTAGCGCAGGTTTTCAAAATGTTCCTATGAGTGATGAACCTGAAGATATTGATACGCAATTCTTTGTAAAAGCAAAAGAATGGAAAAATACGATAAGAGAGGCATTAAACGATTATTTAAATGAAGATAATGATGAGTGAAACTAAATGTGACAAACACGAGTTGGTCTTCGTAAGAAATCTTTATGGAGACCCAAAATACAAAAGTGAATGGAAATGCTCAAAATGTGGAAAACTAAAATATAAAACATATTATAATAAAAATGCAAGCTAATGAAAGTAAAAGAATTAATTAAAGAACTTCAAAAATATAACTTAGAAGCAGAGTTTGAAATAATTTTAGATGGACAAATTCCTATGAGTAATTATTCACTTTACTATAGTGGAAAAAATGATGTTACACCATTAACATGTAAAATGGTTACTATTGATATTGATACAAGTGAATTAGAACATAATTAAATATGAAAATAGAAAAACGACCTATAGAATTTAAGGTTTGGGATAAAGAATATAAAAAATTTCTTTATGTTAATCCTCATATGTCATTAGATTTAATGGGAAATGTATATAATCTTCAAAATGGTGAAGGTAATGACATATATCAACTTTTCCAATATACCGGTTTAAAAGATATGCACGGAAATAAAATTTATGAAGGAGATATTCTTATAAATCCAACTATTCCTGCATTATTTAATTGGTTAGTTTCATTTTATGATGGAGCATTTGTTTTACAAAATATTGGAATTGATAATTATTTACACACGGATAGATATAGATTAACACAAGGAGATTGTTTAAATAGAGAAATTGTAGGACACATAAATACAATGGAATTATGAAGATAGCACTTATTTTAGGTAGAGGCGTCGAAGGCGCAGGTGTAACTAGATATATGATCGAGATATGTAATTTTCTGAAAAAAATAGACATAGAACATGATGTGTTTGTTGTAGATGATAAAAAATGGGGAAGAGGTGAATCACAGGATATGCCATCATATAAAAGTATAACTGAAAAGAACATAAGTGGATTTGCAGATTACTTTAATAGTAAGTTTGATTATGTGTTTATCAATAGTGTTCCAAGCATAAAACATTCACAATGGGCTATTGATGGGTTTTTAGATATGGTTAAAAATATCACTACTAAAAAGATTATTTTTCAAAATGATCATAAAATAGCATCAATACATCGTAATGCAAATTTTATCGAACTTTGTAAATATTGTGATGGTATTGTAAGTCATAGCATAACATCACCCTTTTATAAGAAATTAGTTGAAGAGTTTGGGTCAGAAGTTCGCTCTAAGTTCATTCAACTTCAAGTTGGATTTAACTTTTCTCAACTTGAAAAATACCGTAAAGAAGATCATGTCAAGAAGATCACTTACTTAGGACGATATGCCACATTCAAGCAACCTGATAGGCTCTTTGGGTTCCTCCCGTATGCTAGACAGAATAACCTTTTACTAGAAATGAAAGGCGTGGAAAGATCACTCGGTGCATTAAATATTTTCTATGATGATATTGATAATAAGATACCTAAAGCCAATATCTATGAAGCAACTAATAAAGCTATAGAAGATGGATTAGTTGTAGATAACGATAAAAGAGATTTTGAACACATATATGTGTTTGGCCCATATGATTATGTAGATGGTATGGAAACTTTAAGTAACTCATTAGTGGGCGCAGATTTTTACACACTTGAAAAAACTGCATTCGGCGATAATTTTGAGTACGCACAATGTGAAATTGTTGGAGTCGGTTGTATTCCAATGTTTGATTATGTATGGGCAGAAAATGTATATATATATGATTCAAAGGGAAATAAAACAGATAAACGATTTATTGATTTGCCCGAATACGGTTTATTTGTTAAAAAAGATTTATCAAATGTTGTTGAAATTGTTGAAAAAATAAATGATATCTATTCTAATAAAACATTACACAAAAGATATATTGATTGTGGTTACGAAATAACAAAGGCTCATTGTGATAGTAATTGGATATTTCAGAAATTATTAGATAATATATCAAAAATAGAGAAAACCAAAATAATTAAAGCAAAAAGTTTATTTTAGAATAATCTTTATTTTTAATCATAATATAGATAAACCCCTCATTAATAACGGCTCTTTCTTTTATTGGATCTATAATTTTATTATATGTATAATCACTTTTACATTCAATAATAAGATTCAATGATGAGATATAAAAATCTGGATGATAATAATGATATTTACCATCTATTTCGTATTTAATTGAAGGTGCCCTAGTTATATTATTAGTAAATTTATCATAATATTTTTCTAAAAAATCTAGTTCATATGATCCTTGATACCAAATATTTGTATTTTTAAATCTTTTTAATTTATATAGTGTTTTGCATGCTTTTTCAAAAATTTCTTTATTTTGTATAGGTCGTTCTACACCATATAGTTTTAAATTTGTTTGAACTATTTTTTCTTGTATTTTTTTCTCTACATCTTTACGTTGAGAATTAAATTCTACATCATATTTTTCTAAACAAGTTTGTTTGGATTTTTCTAATATTTGTTTATTTTGAAAAGGATGTTTAACATTATGATTTTTAAGACAGGTTTTAATTTTTCTATCCTTTATTTCTTGCAATTTAGAAATATTATCTACACCATATTTATTTAAACATGTTTGTTTTATTTTTTCAATATTGTGATAATTTTCATCTCCATATCGTTCTTTTTTAGTTTTTTTCATTTTTTCTTTACAAACTTCTAATTGAAATGGATTATCAACACCATATTTTTTAAAATTAGATAATTTTGTTTTTTCATATTTTAATTTATCGGCACATTTTTTACAACAAAAAATTTTGTAACCTTGTAAATTATAAAATTTTGAAGCTTTACCACAATTTTTGCAAAATTCTTCATTTACAGTTTTTAACCATTTATCAAAATATATTTTAACATTATCATGTTTCAAACGAATATGTTGGCTTAATTGTGTTTTATTTTTAAGTGTTCTTTGGCACTCTTCACATATAAAGAGTCCATCTTTTGTTTTTCTAAATTCTTTCATGATTTCACCTTTTATTTTAATTGAATAAATATTAAAGATGGGACAGCGGTTATTCACCTTTCCGTTGCTTTGCTTCTACAAAGCTTACCATCTTTTATTTATATATCTACAAAAACTTTTATGATAAACATAAATATAATTAACAACTAAAGCATTATTTTAAAATGACACGAACAGATTTAAGAATTAAATTCAAATCCGAAACAGGATTTGCTCCCACTATCACTATGGATGATATTAAAGAAATGGAATTAACTCCAGAATATATTAAATGGCTAGAGAATAATTCTACAAAAAGAAAGCGTGAACAATATCATGAAGAAACAGGAAAATACGCAACAAATGTTCATGATAATGAAGATTATATATTTGAAGAATATTCAATTTGGTTAGAAGAAAAATATTGTGAACGTTATACAATTTTAGAACAAATTACATGGGTTTAATAAACGAAAAATATGATAAAGTAGTTTGTATCTCACTTAAAGAGAGAGAAGACAAATATAAATATATACTTACTCAATTTATTAAACATGATATTCAAGTTGAATTTTATCGTCCCGTTATTCCTGGATATGCATATAAATTAATAGAACTTTATGCAGATAAATATAATGATTATAGTAAAAATCATCGTTTATTTAATAAAGAATTTCCTAATGAATTGGGTGCAATGCAAAGTCATTATCACATAATAAAAACCGCTTTATTAGAAGGTGCAAAAAGTATATTTGTTTTTGAAGATGATTGCAAATTCCATAAAGATTGGGAAAATTTATTACCAAAATATTTTGATAGTCTTCCGGAAGATACTGATGGAGTTCTTCTTTATTCTTATATGTCAAATCTTGAACCTCAAAATATTCGAGTAAAACCAAGATGGACAAAAGGATTTGTTAGTTGGAGTTTTCTTTCATACGGTTTAAATAAAAGAGCGATGGAGGGATACATAAAGTTACAAGATTCACAACCGATGATCGCTGACAAAGCATCATGGATCATGATGTCACAATTAGGATACAATTTTTATATTGCATCTCCGCCTTTAGTTATTCCGTCAAAAACGTTTACTTCTAATATACGCGGAGAAGATAAAAATTATGAAAAGAGTCAATTTGTGGGAGGTAATATATTTATGTTAGGTGTCGATCAACAAAATTATGAATAATTCAGAAGAAAAAACTATAGAAACAAAACATTCTTCTTTATCTGAAGAAGAAATAGATGAAATTGAAAAACATCTTGAAGAATTACTTGAAAGCGGTCCATTATATGGAGGAATTAAATGGGATCATAAAAAGAAAAGATGGAAAAAGGCAAATTTTAAATAAAATAATAATAAAAACATGGAAAAATTACTTAAAAGAAGTAGAAAAGGTAAAGTTTTTGCCGGCGTATGTGCAGGCCTTGGAAAATATTTTGGAGTAGATCCAATAGTTTGGAGGCTTATCTTTATATTTGGAACACTATTCACAATATTTCCATTTATATGTTCTTACATAATCATGTGGATCGTTGTTCCAAGAGAAGAATAATACTTTATGCCATTAGTTGTATATTCATATCACGGGTTTGGTGATCATTGCATTGTATACGGTATTATAAAAGAATATGCTAAACGATATGATAAGTTACTTTATTATACTGATGTAGTTGATCCTAACTCTTTATATACTCGTAAGAGATTATATTCTAGTATTAAAAATGTACAAATAATGGATGAAGTCTATGATGCTGAAAAACATGGGCTTAATCTAGGTCTTGCACAAAGGAAACCTTGGTTTGATGCAGTTAGACCCTGGATTAATAATCCATATTTACCTGCGCCAGATTGGATTACTGAAGATTGGCATTTTGATAAAATGTATTATATTCAAGCAGAAGTTCCATTTCATCTTAAGTGGGATAATTTTTATTTTGAAAGAAACTTAAATAGAGAAAAGGAAATATTTTATGACATTTTAGGATTAAAAGATAATGAAGAATTTATTTTTTTACATGATGATCCTTCAAGAAACTATAATATTAAAAGAAAATATATTGATTCTAATGTTAAATTAATTGAATTAAATAAATTACAATATATAAAT